GATGTATTCGCATCCTCACCCGCTAAACCAATAGCTACTTGGTTACCAAGATCAATTTTACCATCAATTTCGAGATCACCAAAGACCTCGACATTGCTTCTCACCACGAGATTTAGAACCGGGTCAATAACAACATTACCCGTCACATCACCATAGATATTAGAAACACCACCGGATGTTTTGAACTCCATAATCGCATCCGCAGAAGAGTGTTCTAGTCGAGCCTTACTGTTATACACAGTGAAACGCTCACTCGGATTTACTGTACCTATCCCCACATTACTCGAATCAATTATATGAATACCATCAGCTTCAACGCTATTTTTGACCGCACCTAAGACAGTCCCGTGTATTGAGTGTTGTGTGTTACTGAAACCCCTCACATACCCTCCGTAGTTATCGTTTGTATTCAAACTGACACCTATCTTGTTATTAGTTCCCGGGCTTTGTAATTTAAGAACATCTATGTCTGTCGTGACACCAGAGTAGATGTGCACATTTGTATCCGGGGTAGCTGTACCAACACCCACGAGACCTGTACTTTTAATTCGTATAGCTTCGGTTGCGTTTAGCTCAGATGTACCAGCTGTCGCTTTATTTTGAAATCTCATATCAACAGCGCCAATGGTCTCAAAACGAGCTCCATCACTTAAAGCGAATATGTCCAGATTACCAAAATTGACTTTTTGACCACCAGCGAATTCAATACCACCGTTTACGAATAATTGTGTTGTTGCGGTTTGTTGAATTTTAGTTTCATCAGCTGTTCCTATCAAAACCTTACCCTGTGCAGTTAAGAACATAGTCGGTTTAAGTAAATTTGAAGTACCCGCTTCCATAGCAGTCTTAGCTACATCATTCAATTGGGGTTCACTATATGTCTGGAATACTTGTTGCGATCCAACAAATCGTAGTTGATCGGGTCCTTGACCACCGGGACCTTCATTACCTTTAAAAATTAACAGTTCTGATATATCTGTACTAACCAGTCGTTCCTTGATAAAAGTATTACTAAATTCATCAGAAACGAGACCACCAAAATAGAGTTCATTACCGATTACAACATTACCATTAACTTCTAACTTGTGTCGGGGTACATCTGTACCAATCCCCATATTACCCGAAGTACCGTCTATAAAGAGTCGACTCTTCGTCGAATCATTAATCACATCAGGATTTTTAGTAAGTCTGAAGTCACCCGCGGATCCTGTTACACCCATAGAATATCCAGTGGGGTTACCAGCAATACCATCAGCTTGAATAAACGAAGCAAATGAGTTTGATGTGAGCGTATCAGCCCTCATAGCTACGATGGCGTCATCTGCGATATTGTTAATCTTTTCACTATGCACAAGAACACCATTGGTTAATGAATTTCCTATTCCACTCGTGATAATTTCTAAATGTGACGCTGGTGTCGTTGTACCAATCCCCACACGCTTGTTACTTCGCCACGTCATCACATGGTTCGGGGTATTATAATCATCACCCGCCAATGAGAGATTCAATTGAGAACGAGCTGTTCCTGAAGCGGTCCCGTGTTTACCCATTTGGAAAACACCCCGAACACCGTGTTGTCCATCTGTACCACCTTCACGCGTGAGTTGCATGACATTTTTGAAATCGGATGCACTCGTAACTGGGGAAGTATTGGTAACTACCAGTGGAGTTCCGAGGTGACTAAAACCGTTTCGATTAACAACTTGATCATTAAAAAAGGCTGTACCACCGGAGACGTGAAAACGCCCTTGAGGTACCGAAGTACCTACACCAACATTACTCGTTTCTAAAACGGTCAATGCTGGTGTACCCATGGATGCGGTCGTACTCGCAAAAAAGTTGATACCTTTACCACTCCCAACAATATTTTCGATTCTAGTTTCTTTCGTCACTGGACTCGTAAATATCTTCATATTTGTCCCCGTATTACCAAATATCGCCGCGTTACTTCCATTGATTTTAAGATTACCATCAATGGTTAAATGTTCACTGGGGCTTGTATTAGAAATACCAACATATCCATTGGATGCTACGCGTACTCTCTCAGTATTTTTGGTGAAGAATCGGATATTTTGAGCACTGGCTGAAGTTTTAGCGCCATATATCTCAATCGCACTTATGTTTGCTGTGAGTGGTCCAGCTTTGAGTACTACTGCATTTGAAACGGAGTCACCATCATCTGTGTCGGCGTGAACGAGCACGTTCGCGGTAGATGTGATTCCTGAATCACCTTCAACCTCAATGAAATCCTGAACACGAATAGATTGTGTGATGAGACGATTTGTAACTGTATTACCTAGAATTGTTAATGTATTCGCGGCAGTGGAAGCTGTGTTTATGAACAATTTGTTACCAACTGAGAATGTATCAGTTGGATTTGTATTGGCTATACCCGTCGGTGTGTTACCAGTTGTTTGAATACTATGGGCTTGAATAGTGGATGTCACCACCATCGGTATCGCCGCATCCGCATCCAGTGTAATGAGACTACCCACAGTGAGTCCGTCATCTCCTATTCGCATACCCTTAAAAAATCCATACCCATTGGCATGTAAAACATTCGCAGATGATGTCGCAGTATCATTCACGTATACATTTGAACCTATGGAAAGACTGTAATTTGGTGACGTGTTGGCTATACCCACATTATTCTGTGTGTATAATTCTCCAAAAATTTGAAGATTCGTCGTAGTCGCCGGATCCATCGTAAAGTTTTGAGTGAGAGGTCCACCGAATGTGCGACCCAGTTTCATTGTGTCGTCACTTTGTGTGTATCCAAAAAACACGTTAGCATCTCCAGCCTTTTGAACCATCAACGTGGCCATATCATAATTTCCATCATTCCCCGAAAATGCACCAGTATTCGTAGGATCTGTAGCCATTTGAATGACAGCGTTTGATATGACAAGACTGTTTACTTCCAAATAATCTGGAATTTCTGTGATGGATAAGTTACCAACCATTTCAGTGTTTCCAAAAATCCGAAGCACACCATTCCTGACAATAACGTTACCATTTTCAAATACGGCCACATTGGAATCTATAGCTGGGTCGAGTTCGTTACCAACAGTCAGACATTTTCCCACACCCACATTAGTTGTGAATGTATTACCGGTAACTTCGAGAACATTTGAAACGCTATTACTCACCTTAAACTTATTAACGAGTTCAAGATCATTTGTAAATGCTAAATTAGACGTAAAAATGTTACCATTTACAGTGACTAAATCACGATTATCTAAACTGATAAAGAATTCCTGGTTATCACCAACTTGGAAATCGTTGACTGGATTTTCAGTCTTCACACCAATCTTATCAGTTACATTCATGCGCGCAGTCTTGACAGTTTTGGAGACATCCAAAATGACCTCTTGACCACTTTGCATAAAGAGATCTGCACCGATAGAGAAACTCTTTGTCGGAACTGTGTTAGCAATACCGATACGATCAACTACAATTTCATCCGCTTCAATCTCACTCGTAATAATACTCCGTACTGTGGTGAGAATATCCTGCTCTGTGGGATCAGCGTCCATATTCGACACAAAAATCTGATCGAAACGAACAGTTCTACCCATCTATACATTAACTACCGAATAAAATTCCTGCCAAACCGTCCTTGATTCTCAACACGTTATAATTTACAGCGTACACAAATAGTGTCTGGTTAGCTGGTCTATTCAAACCCTTTTCAGCGCCTCTGATTGTCAATTTAGCGTTATCAAGTCGGCTGAAATTACAAGAACCAGATGGATTATAGTCTGATGCGTTCATACAAAAGTGGTACGCGAAAAATCGAGTATACATTAACACTTGACTCTCTGCGATAAATTCAGAAGTTCCAAATGATGATTTGAAATAATTCTGAATAGTGTGAAAGTACATGGGACTCATCTGTTCGAGTAAAGGTATCCCGTTTATTTGTAAATCAGCATTCTTAAATGTGAAACGATCGTTTGCAAAATCACCACTGTTTGCACCAAAACCAAAGAATAACGATTTAACTGGGTGATTGAATGAAGATATGTCACACACATTTTCATTACTGGCCAATGTGTTATCAATAGTAGTCGTGAGGGGAAACTCTATTTTCTGAACTTGTGTTATTACAAAATCCAATGATCGACTAATCAAAGATTCCCTCTCTTCCTTATCTAAATACACATAATTTCCATATATCTTAGCAGTCTTTTCATCAGCTCCTATAGTAGCTAAATTTGCTTCGTCAAAATTAATTCGTATTTCGACTTCGTGATGTTGTAATGCTATGAGAGGTAAAAATGCTTTATGATCACAGAAAAAGAAATGAAGTGGAATGAATGTATAGTTAGATGTCGAAGTTTTATTGTTAAGTTCTTGAGATTTATTCCATGTATCAGCTAAGTAGTTTGGCCATATATCACCGAAATAATCATATGGTTGTGAATCAACTTTTTGACCGCCTATAAAGAGGTCTAATGTAGAATTAAAAAATAGATTGGATGCGATATTAGCATTCGAGTTCAGAGAACTCGATTCTAACCACAATCCATTGATGACATCACCCAAAACAGGAATTTTAATAGACACATCTTTATCAGAAATATTTTTAATGTATTTGGGTGCTTGAGAAAAGTTTGTATGCCTCGTAAACTTCATACGGAAAAAAGAGTGTCCATCGTCACTAGTTAGATAGACATCTTGCATTCCCTTGGATACCAATTGTATTAATGCACCCGACATTTAATAGATGTTCAGATTATAAAAACAGACACTTTCCCTGAGGGAAGTCACTCTTCTTTTCTTCCACAATCTTTCCACGGATATTGAATCCACCTTGTCGGTACACTTTCATTCGCTTGTAATACATCGCTGTGAAGATCGACCAAGGGTCATGTACGTCATAAATATGAGGATCATTCTTCTTTCCCTTTGTTTCTCTCATAATTCTTCCAATACTTTGAGTGATATCAGACTTGGGACTGGCTAAGATAACTGTATCAAGAGTTGGAATATCGAGACCCTCATGGGCTTGGCTGAATGTTGCGAATATGATCTTCTTTTTTGAAGATTCCTGGAGAGCGGCTTCTTTCATACCACCCATATAGAGTCCTGAAGTTTTAGGGAAACATTGGTGAAGGAATTCACAATGAAACCGACGATCACTGAGAACTAAAAGTTGTCGAGTCCCCGCTGAAGCCTTTTTCACCAACTCCACCAACATCTTATTTCTTTGACGATCTTCAACTAAATATGTAATCATATTTGGCATTGAAATCTTTCCATTTCTCATAGATGGTGGAGGGTTTCTATAATTCGGTGAATCGAACGTAACCTGAAACACTTCAACTTGTTCTTGATTCTTTCTTTCAACCGCAAAGAATGTTGGACCCATAAACCAATGAAGCACTTTAGTGAGACCATCTTTTCGTTCGGGTGTCGCTGAGAGTCCAAAGATGTGCTTGGGACACATTTTAAACAAACTCTGACTAAATACCTTGGCACAAATGTGATGCGCCTCATCTACTATGAGAGTTCCTACACTATCAAAATCTGAAAATGAATATTCTTTGAGTGATAGTGACTGGAGCATAGCGATGACAAAGTCACAATTGACTTCCTTCTTATCTTGCTGTACTACACCAATCGTAGCACCCGGACAAAACTGCTGAATCCTTTCTCGCCATTGATCTGCTAAGAATTGTTTGTGTACGACAATCATGGTCCTGTACCCCAACTTACACGCTATGGCCAAGGATACCGTCGTTTTGCCATACCCACATGGTAGAGAAAGCACACCATGCCCTGCTTTAATTGCTGCTCTGAGGGCATCATTTTGGTGTGTAGTATCCCTAAGCTGTCCGACAAATTTGGTATTGATCCGGGTAGGTTCTGGTCTTTTGTCTTCACGTGGTTCTCCAAGTTTAGAAGTTCCGTAGAATCTTGGAACGCAGACTCCATTCTTAGCCGGTCTGAAAACTTTGAAAGGTGGTGGAGGGAATCCGTAATCCCCATTTACTATAGGTCTTACGGTAAGTTCCTTTTTAATTTCCTGAATTGGACCCGTATTCACGATGTATCCTGTTCTGGAGAGCATACTTATTTAAAGATGCGAAACTTTAAATAAGTACACGATGCCCACTCTTGACATTGATGATAATATTAAGCGACTTCAAGAAAATATCGAACAAATGACTCAAGAAGTTTTTCGTCTCCAAGGAATGCTTCAAACCTTTTCTAACCTGAAAAAGGGTGGTGTGAACACGATTGAATTACCCCTAGATCCTACTCAGGGACTCGAGAAGATTGAGGAAGATAGTACCCAAGATAAACCCGAATAATTACCAACATTCCATGCACCCTTGAACTCTATTTCAATTTCGGCCTGGTCATCTTTGACGAGAGATTGAATAGGTTTTCCTTGAACGTTACACATGACTCTTCTGTACCGAAATGGAACTTTTACTGTCAAGATGTTACCATCCAACGGGTTGTCAATATTTGGGTTTGATAGAAAACGCCATTTATTTATATGCATTCGCTCTATAATTTCTGAACACTTAGATGGAATTATAAAACGAATATACTTTTTGTCGTTGAACTCATAAATAGGTTCATGCACTTTTCCTAGAAATTTCATTTCTTCTTAAAATAAACTAACGTTAAAACTATAAGTATTGCAAAAGTGTACAACAAAACATGGGAAACGAGAAGGGGTTTGAGTGGCTTTCTAGTACCGAATACTTGATGACTCAGAGACCTCGATACTTCAACGGCTGATTCGATACTCGAATAGGGTGTATTTCTAGGGGACATCATACCACACATGGCAACTTTTGAACAATTTCCAAAAAATGGGAGTTGACCGTGGAGACTGAGAACACCCGATGATTGTGAAAATGTCCACTTGTCATCTTCCCATTCCGCACCCCACCCAATTCGTATGGTATTTGGTTGGGGTAGTCCAAGTTGTTTGAGAACTTCCCCCTTTATGACTTCGGGGCTAGAACTCAGAATCTCTTCAGTCAAGTTACATATAACACATGAGACTGTTTTTCCATCTGAAAGAACTTTAGGTTGTAAGTTCCATTTGGTTTGCGTTGCTATTTCTATATCAGTTTTCAACACTGGTTTCTTGTCGTAATCGAGAAGAACATTTATGGCACCGTATGTACTTCCCCGCAACTTTTTCTCTGCATCCGGACCCCAGTTATCACCCAAGAGTTTTAGAGCTGGACTGTTATCTACACATAAGAATAACATGCCATCGTTTATAATTTGATCGGTATCAAACTTAGCAGAATACCCATCACTTCGATACTCTATGGAAGTTACTTCAGTTCCAAAAATAAAGTTAACACCATTATCTAGTAAACACTTTTCCATGGCATCACACATTACTTTACCAGAGACTCTTTGTGTATACATGTTCGAAAGTGATGTATGATCTATATTTTTTACAAATTCGTAGGCGGACATGACATCCCATGTGACACCATCCATTATCAATGGTAAGTGTTCTATGTACGCTCGACCTTTCTCACTGAGAGATCCAATCGCATCTACGAGAGATATTCCTTTGTATTTATCTGATTGTGTGAGTACACGCGTAAACAGTGAAATCAGGGTTCTGTAATCTCCAAAACTTAGAGATTTAAAAGCGGTATCGAGATACTTCTTTTTATTCACGGGTTGAAAGATATCATTCCATGAAATATTCATCTCTTTGAAAAGTGATTGTGTATTGATAAAAGCGCGATCGAATACGATCCTGTGTGCGTGAAGATCCCTTGTCTCTATTTCTGGTTCCCACCATGATCCACCAGCAGATAGTTTTCTATCATAGATTGTTATGTCATCATTTCCTGCTCTGAGAAATTCCCAAGCTAATGACATACCACTTGGACCTGCACCTATAATATGAATCTTCATTCTACTTGTAGTGGATAAATTAAATCAGTCCAGTCTTCTCACGCTCCTCAGGAGTTTTTAACGCGTAAATAAATGTGACGAAAATCACCGTAGATAAAAGTGCGTATTCAACATCTCTAGATGATGTTAAAGTGATTAGAAATAGGGAGAACAAACGAAAGAATTTATTACCGAATAGAACTTTTAAGCGTTGTGGGATCATAACCGCATTACCAGAGAATAAACCTTGGTAAAGTACGATGAGTGAAAAAACCAACGAGGGGGGTTGGATGAATTTTTCAATTGGATGTGTGACTGATCCAAAGAGGTTAGAAATCTTCATTTATATAAGTCGAGAAATAAAAACCTTTACAGAAAGTAGAATGTTATGTGTCGCTCAACATGTACCAATCAAAGTTCCTAGTAGAAGGTTGAAAACATGGAAGTTTGCTGGTAAGTTTTTATGGAAAAATACCACTGTACAAAATAAATCAGAGCTTGGTCGATGGACGAAAGAGGAACTCCTTGATCTTGGACCAACATTTGTAAAATTAGGTCAAATCGCTTCGACGAGAGGGGATCTATATCCACCAGAATTCACAAAAGAGTTGGAATCATTACAAGATGAAGTCCCTCCCGTGGAATTCGATATCAATGTAGATTATGATATTTTTAAAGAATTTGACCCTGTACCATTTAAATCCGCGAGTATCGGTCAAGTCCACATGGCCGTACTTCAAAACGGTCAAAAAGTTGTTGTAAAATTAAAACGGCCAGGAATTCTGGGTATTATGAAAGAAGATACCGATAACATACGCGACATTGTACACTTCCTCGAGCGCATAGGTATTGACACCGGAAATAGTTCGGGTTCAGTCCTCGATGAGTCTATAGAGTATCTTTTAGGAGAGGCGGATTACAAACAGGAGGTTAATAACGCCATAAAGTTTCGAAAAAGTATGAAAGATGTCGATTGGGTAAAGGTTCCAAAAGTGTATAAAAAGTATTCAAACGATGAAATGATTGTGATGGAATATGTCGCGTCGACCAAACTGACAGAAATTACTGATCCCAAAGTGAACAAGAAGAAGATATGTGAAGCTCTTATAAACGCATATGTCATTCAAACCATGGATAATGGTCTTTTCCACGCTGATCCACACCCAGGTAACTTAGGCTTTTCCTCTAAAGGAAAACTTGTATTTTATGACTTTGGTCTACTCGTGCCACTCTCTGAAGAATTGAGAGACGGATTCACAAAACTTTTCGGATTTATCGTCACACGAGATACTGCTGGTGTAGTAGATACTCTAGTCAAGTTGGGTGTTATCGTTCCAACATCTTCGGATGTTTCTGATATTGAACTATTTTTCGAAACTATTTTAGAGTACCTAGAGACTCTAGATGGTTCTGGAATCGTGAATGATGATCTCGCAACACAACTCGCAATGGAAAAACCATTCGTCGTACCGAGTAGTTTCGTGTACCTCGCAAAAGCCTTCTCCACGATCGAGGGTATATGTCTGAAACTTGATCCAGATTTTAACTATTTCATATATTTGGAACCCCTGATCCAACAACAAATCATAGAATCTGTAGATGTTGGTGACATATTCATGAAGACCACAGAGATTCCTGGGACGATAGGTAAAATAAGTACAGCTGTCACAGGTCTTCAAAAGTCTAGGGGGTCCATGAAACGGTCGATGGTCAAAACGCAACAAGAAATAAGGCTCGTCCAGTACAGTGTAGTATGCGCTCTACTGGCTGAGAAGTGTGGGGATAATCCACCCCTGGCAATGTTTTTTGTTTTTTGTACCCTATGGTTTACTTTTCGTAAAAGTCGATAGACTTTTTCCCACTTTTTTTGGGCTTATCATCCTTTTTGATCAACTTATTGTGCTCATCAAAGTATCCCTTCAAACGTTGCTGTTCATCACGGAAAATATCAGAGACCTTCTCTTTGATCTTATCCACGTCAGCGTCGCGTTCCTTCTGGATTTTCTTACTCAACTTCTTGAACCCCTTGTTCTTCTTCTCGGCGGCGAATACGGTCATAGTGTTTGTGATGGCAAGCATTTACTTTGTATCGACATTTAATTTCAACCGTTTTAACTTTTCCTGAAACTCGCGTTGTTCTCCGGGAGATTCAATTTCCTTACCCGTGTTTATAGCTTCAATCTCAGGTCCCGTCAACTGCATCGCATTAACACGAAAGTCCATGAACGCTTCCATAGAGTGGGGTACTAGGGGTTGGACAAGTTCATAGATGGCTGTGGCATAGTCACGAATTTCCTTTTGAGCGTGATGATCCATCCTTAATTGTAAGAAATGCATGAGATTGTGGAGATCCATCTTCCAGACAAAGGAAGTGTATGTAGACTGGGGAAGAACACCTCGGGCCTGTTCCCTACACACACCCTTTTCTATAAGGTGTTGATAGAGTTTGAAGGCATTCTTATACTGGGTAGACATGACCTCCGCGAGTTTGTCATCAACTTCTACAACACCTTCTGATCCTTGGTGATTGATGGTAGATTGTCCACGGAGGACTTCCGGTTCGTAATATTCCTCATCAACGATAGAATACCTAGCAGACATCTCATTCACAGAGGCGGTTCTATGCCTTAGCCATTGACGAGCGATATACAGAGGTGCTTTGATACGGAATTTAAAAACCACGAGTTCAAGTGGTGAAGTGTGCCAATTTCTAATAAGGTATCGAATAAGACCTCTATCTCCTCGAGTTGTTTTAGTACCAGTTTGATAACTTACTCGAGCACCATCAACAATAGCCTTATCTAGGTTTTGTTGGGGCATGTGATCGACGAGTTCTACAAATCCATGATCTAATACTTTCTTCATTATAACAATATATCCGTTCTAATCTTTAATAATCACAACTATCATCCATCGGGACTTCTCCGCAAAAATCGTATAACTTATACAACTTTTCTTGTGCATCTTTACTAACAACTTCGACATCATTCATGGCATCCATAGCGTCGTCAACCAGTTCTAGAAATGTATCCAATTCGTCGATCGCTACACGATGATGTTTCCTTTGAGGTTTCTTCGAGTGAAAGGTAGCCTTAAGACGTTTATTACTCTTGATGATCTTGTCGATGTTGGGCTTGTTGGTGGGGGTGGCGGACATTCGGATGACGAGACTCATTGTGAATAACTATCCATTTATATCTTTAATCAGGTCACTTAGGTCTCGATAGTATCTCTTCAGGTCTTTCATGAATCTTTTATTATTTTCAAGAACTTCACATTCAACCTTGTTTAGATAAATCCATGCTAAATTACACTTGGAATACTTTGTCATTTTTTGATTTTCATTTGGTTTTCGAGCTACCAACTTTGTAGACTTTTTCTTTTTTGATGCTGGGGTAACTTCAGTCCTATTCACAAAGGAGAGTGCTTGCATGACAGTATCTGCGAGATCATCCTTCTTTTTAGATTTTATAAATGTGTCTACCCAATGTGCGTTGATGGGTCCATCCCTGATGAAGGCTTCACATCGTTGAATAGCGACTTTCTTTCTCTTATTGTATTGTGCCTTACCGGGTCCGGCGACATCGGGTATTTTATGTCTAGCATCGTAGAGAATTGTTTCAGCTTTAGGGCATTTAATAATGAAGTAAGAATGGAGAAAGTGCATGACAGATATCATCTTCTTATTACGGTCGGGTTGTTTTTCGATGAGAATGGTCTTTGCCCCCAGAACCCATGGGCGGGCATCGAGATGATCTCGGAGTGAGATGTAAAGACCATCCTTATGTTCTGGAGGTACACCAGAAACGTCCCAATCTGTTACGAGATTCTTACGGTCTTCATCGAGCATGCACATAGCGAGATTCCTTATACCCACATCAATACTCAGAATCATTAACTTAAAGACTTATATACTCTTTAACTTAAAGAATGTTATTCTTCAGTTTATTCTATCGTAAGCCAGTTATTAAAAAAACAAAAGTAAAAACAAAGCGAACATGGATTCGTGGTCATAATCTAAGATATATACGGAACTGGTCTAGGGGTGATAATCTAAGGCAGTTAAAGAGTTAATTTTTTTAATGGGTATGTGGTGTTGGTGGTGCTGTCATCCATTTGAGGGAACACCTTTAAGTATGCCTCTGAGACACGACACGAGAAGAAATATTTTTTCGACGTGCGGAAACTATTGTTCATGGAGTTGTATGAAGTCACATGCGATTGAGAAGTATGGGTGCAATAGAGGTGGGATTATATGTGGGAATATTACTATGATGCGACGCAAAATGTATAATCACCTTGGAACTGTAAAACCGGCACCGTACAGATATAAACTGGCTGTTTTTGGAGGAGATTTATCTATAGAACAGTTCAGAGAAAATAGTACACGAGACACTAACAAACCTGAAACTAAAATTGATACAAAACCGTATACGGATAATTTGATACCCTTTGTTTCAAACACAAAGAAAATGGATGAAATAAAGAATGCTAATTCTAATAACAATTCACTAAAGCTAAAAAGGACTAAACCTCTAAAAAGAAATCATAACAATTTAGAGTCTGCGCTAGGACTTATCATTACTCCCAAATCCTAAGTTTCTTTTTTGTTTAGCCGTTGGTATTGAAGGTGGTAAATTTTCAGTTTTTTTACTATGAATCCACTGTTCACCGTCGTGTGCGACCCAACATATATCATACCTTTCCATCGTCTTTCTACACAAGACACATGGTAATGATATACCGTCACCGTACACAGTTTTTCGACCTATTATCAAATGACCATATTTTCTGTGTACCCAATCAGAGAAATGATGAGGTTTATGTCCCTTTCTTATACATTCCCTATATAATCGTCGGATGAGTTGTCGCTCTGCACACATGTGATTCGTACTTTCTATGGAAGGCCCTCTAGACATGGAGCCTATCACCGTACAATACTTCATACTTGGCAATTCAAACAGGTTGCTCCGTCGTATACAAAATCACAAGTATTACACTCACTTAGGACTTTAATTTGCTTTTTTGATACGAGACCTTGTGCAAATCGTTCGAGTTCCTTTACTGTATATAATCCGTACTGGATCATAACACTGAGAGATGGAAATCTCATGTATTTGAATATCGACTCGCTCTTTTATATTACTTTAGGCATGGGAGACAATTGGATACAGCATTCTTAGCCTTGAGCATCACAGCAAAACTGTCAACCATGGGAGGAACAATGCTCTTAAGAACAACCTCAAATTCACTGTCCTTCTCACCTTCATCAATTTGTTCAATCAGGTGGTTAAGAACGGCGATGACCAACTTCTTCTTCTGGGGACCGGGCAATTTCTTGAACTTTACACTTTCCATCATCAACCTTCCTAGGATAGGGGGGATATCCTCTTTAGTGAGACCGTCGTCAATGTACTCAACACGAATCTCTTCGACGGTCTTTACGACGCTCTGTGCATCAATCTTTCCAGCAAACTTTTGTAAAATGGCATCCATTATATAATATCTATATATTATAACACAGAATGGAATTTAATGATATTATCGCAACTGCTGCGTTTGGTATAGGTTTTATTCAGATGTATTCTGATATACAAAATTCTGATGAACTTACTAAAAAATCAAAGAAACGAATAGTATTGGGTATCATAGCGAGTATGTTATGGCTTACGTATCAAGCTAGGAAGTATGGAATTAACACAACAACGATGTACACAACAATCGGTCTTTTGGTTCAAGTTTATTTATTGAACAAGATCTTGTTAAAAGACATTAAAGATTGATGACATGTATAATTCAGTAATGAGCACCCTCATTTGTTCGTCGATCAAGCCGGTCTGTCAACCTAAGTTAACCACTAAGCGTCGTACACGTACCACACCAATTGCGCGTTCCTCTCCTGAGCCCGTTCAGGATATCGTAATCGAGTACGAGGAGAAGCCTGTACCAGTCCCAGAATATCGCTTCGCTGAGGTTCTCAATGGTCGCGCTGCTATGCAGGGTTTCCTTTGGGGTTCTATGAACTGGGTGATGACCGGCGACAATATCTTTCAACAGGTTGAGGATCCAGTGTATGCGATGGCTGCGACTGGTGTAGTCACCACACTGGCACTCGCATCGGTGTTTACTGCTGAAGATTTTACCATCGAGAAGATTGGTGCGTTCACCCCCGAGGCTGAGCTTAAGAATGGTAGGTTGGCTATGCTCGGATTTACCACTCTATTGGGATTGAGTGCCATGTAACCTATAAATTCAATCATTTTAACCTTTTCTTCCATTGAAAATGTCCCTGCCCTACGCATCACGTAGGCCAAGAACATCATGAGAATATATACATTCACTGCAATTGGCTTCATACTAATAATACTTAAAAACATTACAGTCTTTATACGTACATGAAACTATCATACGCTATTACCGTGTGTAACGAATCAAAAGACTTGTATGGACTTATATCTTTTCTTTTGAAAGTGAAGGATCAAGAAGATGAAATAAATGTATTACTAGATTCCCTTCACGCTACTAAACCCGTCAGGGATGTTTTGAATTATTTCCAGAAAGATATCACTGTATCCGAACGAGATTTTGATGGAAACTTTGCAGAACACAGGAATTACCACCTTACAAAATGTACTGGTGACTACATTTTCATCATCGATCCAGATGAAATGCCGAAAGAAAAACTATTGAAAGGTTTGAAGGGTGCTATAAAAGATAGTGGTGCCGAACTGTTACTCATCCCAAGAATAAATTTACATCCAGGGTTTACACAGGAGTGGTTGGATAAATGTAAATTTAAGGTTAATGAATTCGATTGGATAAATTGGCCGGACTATATATGCAGAGTTTTCAAAAATGATCCTGGTACCATCAAGTATGGGAATGCGTTACATGAGAGTGTTATAGGTACAGATAAGAAGGTTATGCTTCAAGCGGATCCATCTATAGCTGTGTGGCATATAAAGTCTGTAGACAAACAAGATAATAGATGGAACTCTGACGGAACATTTATTGTTCCAGATGGGGAAAACTTTTATGACTCTCTAATGTAGCTGTTATTTCATCGTCCGTCATGTACGGAAACATAGGTAAACTCACACATTTAGAACAAAACTCTTTCGCATGTTTACATTCGACATGAAACTCTCTGAAGCATTCTAATTCTGGTAATGAAATGGGATAATGGATACCCGTTTGTATTCCATTTTTCTTCATATGTTCGATGTAAGAGTCCCTGTTTTCCTGTAGCGTGTAAAAAACATGATAAACATCTTTACCTATAGAACTTCTCGTAGGAAATGTATGCGCCTCGTTATATTTTGTCGCAACATTGATTCTTTCATTTGTCCATTCATCGAGGTGCTTTAATTTTGTTGATAGGAACAATCCCTGCATTCCATCCATACGGCTATTTACACCATCTGTCTGATGTTCATATCGGTTATGTGCTGGAGCACCCAGACTCGCGTACTGCTTCATTTTAGTGGCGAGTGTGAGTGATTTTGTTATACACGCACCACCATCACCGAGCGCTCCTAAGTTTTTACCCGGGTAAAAGGAAAAGCAACCAATGTCACCAATCGTTCCGACATGACGGCCATTTCTAATTGATCCATGTGCTTGTGCACAATCCTCTATGATTGGAATTTCAACATCTCTTGGGACGTGGGCACACTGTCCAAATAAATGAACGATGATTATACATTTAATGTCATCGTCTATTTGAGTGTCAATGAAATCAATTAATCCTGTTTTAGGGTTTACATCTACAAACACCGGTACATGCCCAGCATTCACAACTGCCATAGCTGTAGCCGCGTAAGAAACTGCGGGAACCATAATCTTCGAATTATCTTCAAGCTCAAGAGCCTTGATTGCCAGATATAATGCATCGGTACCACTGTTACACGTGATACAATACGGAGATTTGGTATATTCCTTAAAGTTCTTGGCAAACATTGTATCCCCAACAAAGCCACTAGAATCTAAAATTGTGTCGAGAGCTTGATGAAACTCGTTTCTGAGTGGATCATGGATTCTTTTCAAGTCATTAAATGGTACTTTCATTATTAAAGATAAGTTGCATGTCTTTAATAATGAAGTGTGTTATAGTAGGTTTAGGGTATTTTGGTAAGATTATTCAAAGTAAGTTGAAAGAATTTCCTGTCGATGAACTTATTACCATTGACCCATTTAATCCAACCAGTGAATTCAAGAATATATCCGATGTAGAGAATGTAGATGGATATTGGTTTGTAACAACACCTGCGAGTACACACCACAGTGTTCTATTGGAACTTTTCCAAAAAGGTGTTAAAAATATTTGGGTGGAGAAACCCATATGTAACACACTAGATGATACACTCGATATATTTTCCAAGAAACCGGATGATGTTTTCCTATATTGTGATTTTACATGGCTTCAACACGAGGCTATAAAACGATTGGGGAGTGTGAGTGACATAAAACATATTGAAATGAAATGGATGAACGATGGGTCAATGATTCCCAAGGATGTAAACATAGTAACAGATTTAGCTATTCATCCTATATCTATCTTAACATTCCTGTTAATTAAATCGAAAGATATTTTAGAAAAGATACATGTAACGTATGCAAATGATATGTCTGTGTTGATAAATGGTTTCAGTAAAAATGGCTTAACATTTAACATAGAAGTGAGTAATTCTTCATCTATAAAAACACGGAACATCAGTGTGTATTGTGCAGATGATGTATATAGATGGTTTTCGGAAGATCCCGATCACATAGAAAACCTGGGTCGTATCGAATCTAAAGATGCCATCGTATCTAATATCCAATTATTTTTTTCAAAAAATTCTCTGGGGTACCCATTAGATATTGCGAGAACACTTGAAACTGTTAATGAATTGTTCACCAACTTCGAGAAGTAATTTTTTATCACTATCGGATAATAAAGATCTCTCTACCCCAATTGTATTGACTTTTATGGGAATCGAAGGAACTCCACCCCATACGATACCGTCGGGTGATTCACCTTTGAAAAAGCTTCCCGCACCTATCACACAGTATTTACCTATCACAGATCGCTGGTGTATGGATGCATTCATACCCACATGAGTGTTGTCACCTATAGTTACAAATCCAGCGATGCTACACCCCGGGTTTAACTGTACATTGTCACCTATATCACAATCATGTCCTATGAATACCTGGCTCATGATATAACAGTTGTTACCTATTCTCGTGTAACTTTCAGTTGGTTTATTTATGACCACATATTCTTTCATCTCTGTATTATCACCGATGATAACCTGACCATTAGGATTTGACTTTTTACCTTTCCAATCCGGTTCAGTTATCATTGAACTCATATCGATTTAAAGAGCATCATCTTTAATTCAGTAAATGAATGTTCTCGTATTGGGATCGGAGGGATTAGTGGGTACGTCTTTATGTAATGAACTGAAGAGGAATGGGTACACAGTTATTCATTGGGACATATCTTTATCGGTTGATCATGATTTAAGTAACATCGTGAATATTCAAAAATTGAAACATGTGATTGATAAGGTTGATTTCATCTTTTTTCTCGCCTATGATGTTGGTGGAGCCAAATATATATCAGACGTAAACTTCAACTTTATAAATCGAAATATCATGATAATGTTCAATACATTCAACTTGTTAGAAAACAAAAAGTTCATCTTTACTTCGAGTACAATGTATAATATGGAAAGTATATACGGTACACTTAAGCATGTTGGTGAACAGTATACATCTAAATTAGGTGGTCTTTCTGTTCGTTTTTGGAATGTATACGGGCCAGAACCATTTTCTGAACGGTCCCATGTTATTACAGACATGATACATAAATGGAAAAGGAATGGTTACATCGATTTGATGACAACTGGTGAAGAAGAAAGACAATTTTTACACACAGATGATTGTGCTAAATGTCTGATTACCATAATGAAAAACTACAACGAAATTCTTAAGAGCAATAAATATGTAGATGTTACGAGTTTTGAATGGAAAAAAATAAAAGATGTTGCTAAATTTATATGTGACGATATTCGTGTCACCGATATAAAAGTAACTACACATGACCGAAAAAATCAACCAAGTTCGTTTATTCTTAACTACTGGAAACCCACTATTTCTCTATCGGCGGGGATAACATCTCTTCAATTAGACTCTCGATATCATACTCTCTAGTCCACCCAAGCTTTTCGATAGGGTCACTATCACCTACGAGTAATATGTTATTATTTGGTTGGTAAAATTCATCTGAAACTTTCACCACAGTTTTACCATCTATTACACCAACTTCATTTACACCTTCTTCCGACCATTCAATCGTTTTGTTCATTTTTTTCACTGCGATTTCAATAAATTCTCGCACAGAATACGGTTTACCAGATGCGATAATGAAATCCATTGCCCATTGTTGTTGTAACATCAACCACATGGCTTTTACATAATCTTTTGCGTGACCCCAGTCTCGTCTAGATTCGAGATTTCCGATTTGAAAACATTCACCAGACTGTAAACCCTGTATAATCTTTTGTGTCACATATATACCAGGTCTTCTTGGCGATTCGTGATTATACAAAATACCTGAACATACAAATATTCCCTCATTTTCCCTATAATGTTTGACTAAAGAATCTGCACTCTCTTTCGAAATCCCATATATACCTCGAGGTCCACGCATCGTATGTATCGTTTGTGGAGTAGACCACGTTGATTTAGTGTTTGCAAAAATCTCCGAACTTGAAGCTTGAAAAATTTTACATCTTGACCGTGTACCAACACCTTTTACAGCTTCTATTATATTAAGAATACCCATGGTATTCACATTGAACGTTTTAGTGGGTGAATCATAATGAATTTTTGCGGCTAGGTTATATATTTCATCGGGATTGTAATGTTTAATTGTTTCATATATTTCATTGTAATTAGTTACATCCCCTCTAAACTTTACAACTCGATATCCTTTTTCTTCGAGGAATTCGCATAAATAACTCCCATCTTGCCCAGATGCACCGGTTATTATCGCAGTTTTCATTTACATAACACACTATCATACCCTTTAATTGTTTGTTACTCTAAACAATGAATATGTTTAAACATGGTATCGATCATTTCTTCACTAATAAACTGGTTATTACCTATGTATACACCATTATTGTTTAAAATTTCTGCGTTTGGAACCTTCACAGTATCTTTCCATTTTTTTAGGAATGGATGTAATAGTAAATTTCCCGCAACTATTGGTCTGTATTCTATACCGAGATCGTTAAAAATAGACTTAAGTTTGGTGACATTTCCGGGGTCTTTACATACGAAGGGGAGAACAAAACTACTATTTCCGGGGTCATTGTATGGGATGTAAAAATGTTCGGGGTTTAGACGTTTTATGAAAGAGTCAAAATTTTTTCGACGAATGTCTATATGACTATCAAGTCTCTTCAACTGCTCGATGCCGAGGACTGCATTCAATTCGGTATTTCTAAAGTTATACCCATCCGTGAGAAAAAGGAAACTCGGATCGATATTAGGATTATTTTGAATAGCTTCATCATAAAACTTTGGTGATAAAAGACGGGCCATTCCGTGACTTCTTTTAATTTTCATAAGTTCATACAGTAATTCATTATCAGTAGAAATCATACCACCTTCAATAGTGGTCATATGGTGTCCATAGTAAAAACTGAATGTACTACCTACACCTGTACTACCACGCTTATTTCCATCTGGACCCCTCACCCCATGCGATTCACATATATCCTCAATAAAAATTGCATTTGGATATTTCTTCTTAAGTTCTTCTATAGGTGAATTTAATCCTAAAAGATGAGTAGCGAATACAACTTTAATATCTTCGTCGGGGAGAGCATCGGTATCAAAGCTATATCTTTCCAAATCTATATCACAAAATATAGGTTCTAGACCAACCTGAAACACCGGAGAAACATTTGTGACCCATGTACATGCAGGTACAAGAACTTTAGAACCATCGGGAATTTCATATAATTCTTTGACAGAAGCCATGAGTAAAAGATTCGCAGTGCTACCAGATGTCACGTATAGGGAAAATTTAGATCCTAGCCACTCACTCCAGTCATCTTCGAATTCTTTTACTTTGTTACCACATGTATACTTATCAGTGGAATATATGAAATCGACGAGAGCCTTTTTGTCACTCTCAGTGATGGTTGGTTGCATTAATGGCCACCACATTATTACCTAAACGGGTAAAGTCTCTTTTAAGTATATAAAGGGTAAAACAATAAATAAAACTATATGAAAAGGATTATAAGTTTAACAAGTATACCGTCTCGATTTAAGACGTTACCCGCAATTGTTTATGATTTAGAGAAACACCAAGATGTGGATGAAATATGGGTAAACATCCCTTACACGTATAACAGATTTCCAGATACAGAGGTTATACTTCCAGATTTCTCTTTGTGTTCAAAGGTTGTTATCAATAGGTGTGTAGATTACGGGCCAGGTACTATGTATATGGGTCCAGCTAATTCGGATAAATGTGATGCGGATGTCGTCATCGTTGTCAATGATGATACAAAATACCCGAGTAATCTAACGAGTAAATTAGTGGAACTGTATAAGAATGACAACAGTTGTTGGTGTCTATCGGGGTTTCGTGTAGATGAATATATAAGAAATAATGGTCAAGTGGGGCGTTATGATAAACAATGCATCGATGTTACGGAAAGTTACGGTGGAGTTATTCTTGATATGAAATGGTTGAGAGATATCAAGGATACATTTTTAGACTTTTACGAGCTCACATATAATGACGATATAATCATCAGCAATCTACTTTCCAAAATGGGTATATCTAAAAAGAGTATTTGTGATCAATCTATGAATATAGGTATGATTCGTCAATATTCATATGGTATGGGAGAAGATGCATTATTTCAAAATAATGGAGAGGGGAGTCATGTTGAAAATAATAAACGAGTCTTCAAAATGTTGAAAGATAAGAACCTAAGTCATTTTAAATCTTCATGAATGCTATGGAAGAACATGCGGAATTGAAGGATGTGTATCAGGGTCTGGAAGCTAAGGCGGATGATATAGCCTACAGTCTCAGTAAATTACCAATTGATTACAAACTCGCTGATAAATGTGCCGATATTGAATTCGCTGTGGAAGATATCAAAGAGTGGTATGAGAAGCGAAAAAGGGATTTTGAAGAATACGAATCGGAAAAGAAATTCGTATTAGACAGGATCGAATTAATTGACGCACATCTAAAAAGGTTACATAATGACGTTGAAACTCTCAAATTACGAGAGTTTTCTCATGACCAACACGGAGGGTCGTATTCACGATTACCTCAAATCCGGCGTCCGTAATATTTTTACAAAACGCTACATCTTCGGAGCATGTATCTCTGATGATAGTCCCATCTTCAGCTTCAATCTCTATGAGAGGGTAGCTAAAGTATGGATACTTCAACTTTTCGATGACACCCTTACGACATGCAAAGAACCCCATTCCATTATAAGCGACTGGAATGAATTTGGGGGTAGACTCAAAATCTTCAACTTTCATGAATTCAAATGTTCCAGTTTTCTTGAAGTAGTCTGTGTCCCATTGTTTAACACATGCATAATGTGTGAGATCTTCCATTCGATAGAGTCCAGAAACAACTGGATATTTCTCTGTGTCATCTACGAGTTCAATAACCTGGTCAGGTGTAAACATGATATCTGAATCGATAGTAAGCCATACATCGTAATCTACCTTCCCACCGAATGGAGTTTGGTGAGCACCTCTAAGAACATCGAGACCAAGTGTTTTCATTCGTGAAAATGTGACATAACTCGAATATTCATTGGTCATTATAATCTCATATCCCCGAGATTTCATTGTCATGATTGTATTGATGAGATTCATCATGAACCTCCCTGAATACGTTCGACCGGGTAGTGCGATGATGACCTTTGTCATTTTGATAGAATACCGAGCACTTCTTTAACCGCTGGGTGACGAACGATATCCTCATCCTCCATCATGACATGTGTAATGTACGTAAGATCATGACACTGCATCTTATATATGAGATCTTCGAGACCATTTTCTTGACCAAGATCCGACTGTTCGAGATCACCAGTCACGATGAGTTTAGTCCCCTCACCGACTCTTGTGAGGAGCATCTTCATTTGATTAGGGGTAGCGTTCTGCATCTCGTCGGCGATGATAAGTGTATCAGTGAATGTTCGACCCCTCATGTACCCGAGTGGCTCTATTTTGACAAATCGATCAATCTGATTGTATGAGAAATACTGTTCAAAAATATCAAACATTGGTTTTGTCCATGGTTCCATCTTCTGGTCCATGTCTCCGGGTAGATATCCCATATCCTCATCCGCTGCTACGATTGGTCGAGTCAGAACAATTTTGGGGCGTTGATACTTGGTCACGTGTTCGAGGGCAATTTGACACGCGAGCATCGTCTTCCCAGATCCCGCTGGCCCGGTTCCTATTATAATAGGTTTAGGTGACCTAAGGGCGAGCATGTATCTACATTGACCAGGGGTCTTTGGGAAGTTCATCTATAATGAGCAACGGTTTTATTCGCAGTCACTTTCACTCTCATTGAATTCGGAAGAATAATCAATCGAATCAAGTGTTCTTGTTTCTTCTACTTTACCACAATATTTCTCAGGATTCTCGTTTAAAATTCGTATCCATTTCAAGTACACTTTAGGTAATGCATCATAGACTTGCTCCCTGGCTTTATCGAAATTATTGCGTGTGAGAACATTTTGTGTCACAGCGATAGAATCCTCAAAGTTTACAGTTATGTGCCACCAATCACTCGGTAAAAAGACGGTTTCACCTGGAAGTTGTATGATATCCTTATGTGGTAAGTGTTTGTATTTAGGGTATTCTTTCAGAAACCATTCAGCGCCTCGTATAACCGAATCGAAGTCATCCTCAGATTTAAAAGTTTTGGGTGGAAATAATATCCATCGTTTCTTTCCCTGTATCATGGTATTCCATGCGCTCGTACACACTGGGTCTACATGGAGTGATGTACCAGCTCTTCTTGTACTCAGTAACAGCCATCTAAAGTTTGGTCGTTCTTCATCGGATAAACATTCAAATAGATCTTCATCGAACCATTCGGGTATTGTGTATTCATTCAGAAGTTCTCTCATTTTTTTACCTTTATCTGCAAATGTGCTATCAAATATAAATATCGGTTCATCATCTTGTCTATGCTTTGGTGAATGTATGTAATGGTAATAATAATCGTATTTAAGTCTATTGTTTCCAGTCACATTAAACTTGCACTTTCCGAAACGCTCTTTGAAACTTTCGAATGACCAATTTTTCATTGCACTCCATTCATTTGGTACATCTTGGATTATACACGGTGTATTTGTATGTAGATAATGCTCTTTGAAATGCTCCTTTGAAGTTGTTTTCACAGAGATGTAATCTACCGATTCACCAAACGGTGTTTCCAAATTTACAGAATCAAATAACTTGGCTATACCTCGATAGTCCCATGTTGATCCTATAACCTTTTTGAATGCTCGTAAACGTGTACCAGCTCTACACGTTTCATTGAAATTACCCATGTAGGTCACCGTTTCGTCATCACTTACATAAATACGATATAAGATTAACACGAGTAAAACGATGATCGGTAATATATATGATCTACGCATCTGATTTCTTTCGATATTTTTTTTATTAATATATTACAACATGGATTTCCACTTCATTAAATTAAATTATAACGGTACATATCTAAGTCTCGTGGATCCTAAATCGAAATCTCGTTTTGTATGTTTTGCTGAAAAGGATATGGCGATGAAGTGTGTAGATTATGCAGCAGAATTTAGAGCAAGAAATCGTATATGGCCATCCCTAGATATGTCTTCAGAAAATAGGAAATTAGAATTAAATGAGGAGGTAAAATTTCCATACGGTTCTCCTCGAATTATAAAACGTTCATTGGATATTGAAACATTTGATTTCACTACTTTAGATAAAATAGCGTGTAGAACAAACGTCTCATTTTACTGTATAATAGCTTTTGACGTGATTTTTCGTAATGATAGTGAAAGTATAAAAATGTCTGGACAGGAAATGGACGGTATTGCTAACCCAGAAGATTTCGGTGAATGGATGGATTTTAGCTTAAAAATAAAGTAAGTGGTATTTATAAGATGTGTGGTATTTTAGCATTTTTTGGTGAAGGAGTAGATGTTTCGTCATATCTCCTTTCTCATCGAGGACCCGATGATTATGAAACAAAGACATTAGGTAAATGTCGTATGGACTATTATCGCTTATGTATAAACGACTTAACGAAAGCGGGTATGCAACCCTTCATCGATAATGGACACATGTTGATCTGTAATGGTGAAATTTACAATCACAACAAATTTAGAACTGGTTCCGAGAAGAGTCAAAGTGACTGCGAAGTTTTACTCCCCCTCATAAAAAGTTTCGGTATGGTTAAAACTATGGAGATGATCAATGGTGACTTTGCCATCATATATTCGGATGGGAATAGAATCATGGCGGCGAGGGACCCCGTCGGAGTCAGACCCCTATTTTATACACGGTACGCCGACGGTTCAATCGCATTTTCAAGTGAGGTCAAGGCGTTACGATTTTTGAACTCAAAAATTGATATATTCCCCCCGGGTCATATATATGATTCATACATTGATGATTTTGTATGCTACCACACCGGGTACTGGAATGTACATAAATATATTGAAACACCAAATGTCCGTGATCAGATTAGGGATGTATTTGAGACTGCTGTACATGACAGAATTGCAACGACTGACCGAGAAATAGGATTTCTTCTCTCCGGTGGATTGGATAGTAGTTTAATCACTTCGATTGCTTCTCGAAAACTTGGTAAAATCAAAACATTTTCGATTGGTTTAGAAGGGAGTCCCGACTTGAAAGCGGCGCGCAAGGTTGCCGACTACCTCAACACAGATCATACAGAAGTTAAGTTTACTATCAGCGATGGAATCGCACATCTGGGAGATGTGATTTTCAGCCTCGAGTCATATGATACTACAACAGTGAGAGCGAGTACACCTATGTGGTTATTGTGCAAATACATCAAAGAACATACAGATTGTCGTTATATATTCTCTGGTGAGGGGAGTGATGAAATTCTAGGTGGATATCTCTATTTCCATAACGCACCATCTGTCGATGAGTTCGCGTATGAAAACATGCGCCGTCTTCGTTTGATCCATCAGTTTGATGGATTACGTGCAGATAGGTGTGCAGGGGCTCATGGTTTAGATTTGGTTGTACCATTTCTGGATAAGCAATTCATAGACACTTGTATGACTATAAACCAAAATCTGAAGGTGGACCCGATTGAAAAACGCATATTGAGAGAGGCGTTTATAGGTTATCTACCAGATGAGATTTTATGGAGACAAAAGGACGGAATGAGCGACGCAGTCGGGACGAATTGGGTAGATGAAATCAAAGCGTACGCGGAAAGAGATGTCACTGACAAGGTTTACAGAGACACTAAAAATAGAAGTCGGGGTCATAATATACCCATAACAAAGGAAGAGGCGTTATACCGGAACATTTTCTGGAAGTTTTACGGTGAAGATTGTGATCATCTCATCACAGAAATCTGGAGACCAAAATGGACTAAAGTAAGAGACCCGAGTGCGCGCTTACTTATAGAAAAGAATCATACCTAATATAAATGGCGGACTTTGTAAAGAATTTCAACTGTAAAAACGAGGACCATGTGATGTGGTTGAAGAAACTTGGTGGTGTGATGGCCAAGTCCATGTCTGGTGAGAGGATCAATGTCGAGGCTGCTGTAAATAATAACCCTCTACCAAATAAACCCGTTATTTCTAACGTGGCTGATTGGGCGTATGTACACTTTCAGTTATGTATGAAGTATGCGAATGCAGTTCTAAGTGAGGATGCGTTCGTCCCCGGGAAGAAGTAATAAATATTCATCTAACGAAAAATCTTGTGGATCAGAGTTTTCATCCATGCGCATCAATAGTATCTTACCATAAACCTCTTCATCTTCAAATGGTTTTGGTAAGATATTCTCATTCTTAATTATTCCAGAACTTTCGGGTTTCATTATAACCACGTCTATGTCAGGCCATTGACCAATAAATGTGGCTCTACCGGAAAGTATTTTGAACACCTCGTTTTTTGAAGGCTCTATGTCTATGTGTATCTGTTCTATAGCGTCACGCGTTTCGTGTATAAGAACAGCCAACGTCATCTTAAGAGATGTGTATAAAAAAATATCTGTAGAATATAAATGTTTAAGCTCCGAGAGAAGCATATATTGGTTGTAATTTTTGTCGTGATAGCTATCATAGGTATTCGGTATTTAAGGGAGTCGTATCGTTCGGAGGGTTCTGATTACAGATACGGGTTCGTAGATACCAATCCCGCACGCAGAACATCCCAATTCTTCGATAATTGTTCTCCTGAGAATATGGAAGACTGTAAAAGAAATAATCCTTATGAAGGTCTTCCTCTGCCCTAAGTTATATAAAAGAATGGGTATTTTATAAGATAAGTACAATGGAGAATCCGACCAGGTGTTTTGTGATTAAACGCCTATCTACTCTTCTCGGGATTCCCGAAGATGATACAATCTGTTTGAATCTCGAGAAGAATATTCTAAATCACTCGATTGAAAAATGTAAAAACCCTAATGATGCCGCATGGGAAAATCATCGTTTCGTGAATGTGTATAAACATAAGTTTCTACAAATTCAGTACAATTTGCGACAGTCACCCGAGTTGAAACTTAAAATCGTTACGAAGTTGATAAAAACCAAGGATGTAATCAATATGAATCCGGAAGAATTGTGGTATGATGGACCGTATGCTAAGAGAATTGAAGAGAAGATTCATATTGATATGAGAAAGCAATATATTGAAAAGGAAGCTAAGGAAAATCTAGTTGGATTCTTCAAGTGTGGGCGCTGTAAATCGATGAAGACCACATATTTCCAGATGCAGACGAGATCTGCGGATGAACCTATGACTGTATTTGTGAGTTGTCTTAACTGTGAGAAAAATTGGAAGTGTTGATGTAGTGCTGAGAATCTGTTAAATCTGTTGGCATGTCTCCAACTGATAATATGAATCTGTATGGTAACGCCCTTTTCATTGCCGATTTCGTTTGTGGTGTAGTGAAACCTATATAGTCGTATGAAATATTAAATGATGCGAGTTCATTAGCTGTCCATTTTATAATTTCTTCAGTGCCTAACCTCGCTGTAATTATAACAATTTTATACCCTAAATACTGAGCCCTGTACAATAACTCGATAATGGGAAATATTGGTTGTTTATTTACAAATATAAGAGTGTCGTCTATATCAAACATTACCGCATCACCCTCCATAACCTGTCTGTTTGATATATACCCTATTCCTACGCTCTTAAGATTTTCCATTAATTATATTAAAGATTTAAATTAAAAACTTGACAGGTATGATTATCGACGTACAGTGTGATGATCATAGCGTTCAAATAGCTCAGCTACTTAAGGATTTGGGTGACTCGTGTGAAGTTAAATTCCTTGAAAGAATTCATTCAAGTGTTTTTAATTTCAGTGATCGTGTAGAGATGATAGAACGGGGTTCCATATCTGGGTTTTATGATGTCGAGAAGCTAGAGGACACTGGTATTTACGTACATACCCAAAGAGGATATGAACTCATCGATGATAGTGAAGATGAAGATTTTACGTGTAGTGATGTTGAAAGTGAAGAAAGTGATGATGTGTCTCTGATTGATGAAGAAGAAGACCTAAGTTCTCTATAGTTTTATATAAAGTAAAGATAATGGAGTATAAAGAACCTAAAAAACGCGTGACTAAGAACGATAAGAAAAACAAAAAGGGTGTGTACACGTCGAAACATATACGAAACATACTTAAACAAAAAGAGGCAGCTATAGATAAGAGAAACGATGGCCCCGTACCATCCCCCAAATGCTCACTACTCCCAAATGGACGTGTCTGAATATTCCGACACGGAAATTTTCAGGTTTATGGGAAAGACTGGTAAGAAGTTTTACTGGCTCACACAAAAACTGGGGTTGGATTACCTGTGGTACGATAAAAAGAGGAAAATTATCGAAATCTGGGGACCGTATTATACGCACGTCAATCAACAATCAGCTCACGTAATCAGGTGTGAGATTGATTTTTTTCTGAAACCTAAGTTAGAGGAACTCGCTTCCAATAATCAAGATGAGCATGTACAAACGACCATCGCAGCGTGTTAAAGTCGATCATGATGGTCAGTGTCACGCACCCGCTAGAGAGGGTTCTTTTTTACACAATCTCTTGAATCCTCCACCTACGAGGTTTCCAATGAAAATAAAACAGCCTGTGTATCACCAAGATGATTATCTAAAACTTCTAAAATCAAGCAATGAACGCATGGGTCTTAAGTATGTTGATCCAGAGTTGCCAATTGTGATTCCGGTAGTGTACCCCGACCCACCACAGGAACCTGACTTACCATACAGTGATCACATTGGTGTAACGCTTAGAATCCTAAAGAATGGTATCGTTCGGGTGAAAGTATACCCATCTATTGCGATATTACATGAAAAGTATTGGAGTAAGTGTATAGTTCCACCACTGAAACCTGTTATACAAGCGTTTAAAGCCTATGGATTCAGTGACGATTTCATTAAGAAGGTTGAGAAGTCTCAAAAAAAAGCGGAACTTTTTAAACAAAAGGTTCCATTCATTCTCGCTAAGATTTTCGATAAGGAACCCGTCAAAAAAATCAAAAAGAAGAAGAAAGTGGAAGAAGTTATAGAAGAGGATATTCCACCAGTTCCCGATGAACCAGAGGAGGAAGAGACCCTTGATGTAGAACCCGAGGAAGAGGAGGTTGAGGAAGAGGAGTACATCTCCGACGGAGAAGAATGAGTACCTAAGTAGTTTTACATTTTTAATAAAAGTATCATCATGAATATATTTTTCCTTTCATTACTCCCAATTGAAATCGCTCATATGTCATGTGATCAACATGTCGTCAAAATCCAATTGGAAATATGCCAAATGCTTTACACTGCGTGGCACTTTTCCAATGAGGAACACACTGTTCACGAACACGCCCCGTTTACAAAAGATGGAAAACGGAGAGGATATCGTCCCGCACACGTGAAGCACCCTATGACCATGTGGATCGCATCGAGTCTCGAGAACTACTTGTATGCATGTAAGATTGGTATTGCCTTGACGATGGAATATACACACCGATACGGAAAAATACATACATGTGCACAGCATCTCATGTGGTTACACGAAAACAGACCTTCACATTTCGAGGAACGAAGAAGTCTGACGGCATACTACTCTGAAGAAGGTATTCCCGAGTGTATGCCCGAACAATACAGAAGACCCAGTATTACGGATGCGTATCAAATGTATTATATGATGGATAAGATGTCCTTTGCTCGATATAAAATCCCAGCGAATACTAAATGATTGTAGCGACAACTTTATTCGATCATCCCCACATCAAGGGTACCGTAGAGTTTGAAGAAAAAGGTACCAAGGTTGTGATTAAAGGAAATTTAAAATCTGTAAAGTACAAAAATAGTTCACATGGATTCCATATACATGAGGCTGGTGATCTGAGTGATAAATGTATGGGTGCATGTGCACACTTTAATCCATATGGTAAGAAGCATGGAGGACCTACATCTAAAGAGAGACATGTAGGAGATTTGGGAAACATTCGTTTCGACGCACGGGGTGTTGCTAAATTTAGGATGGAGGACAACCTGGTAAAATTGAGAGGAACTAAAGCTAATGTCATCGGTCGGTCGGTCGTCATTCACGAAGACCCCGATGATCTGGGTATGGGTACCCATAATGATAGCTCGACAACTGGACATGCCGGTAAACGGATAACATGTGCGGTTATTGGGTATTCTAAGCGGATGTGTACAAAAACATAGCTTCGGGTCGAGTCTCAGGGATGTCCACGTATCCCAACTCTTTCAAAAATCTATGCACCTCTGTATCTGGTGTAAAATCATGTATCTCTATAAGAATCATGGGCATGTGTTTTTTAATAGTTTCCTTAGCACCTTGTAAAGCTTGTAATTCATGACCTTCTACATCGATCTTTATTATGGATGGTACACCTTCATAAATATCGTCAAGTCGTTCGCATTTCACAAGAACCCCTTCACCTTTCATATCATCTGTTGGATGAAAGCTCGTCCCCCCATAATTGATTTGTGTATTAGATTGGCACCCTTTACTCGGTAAAAATATCTCATCTATACGCTTTTCATTAGAAAGCGCACATGGATACACATTAATATCGTGATTTGTCCTGTTTACTTCAGCATTTTTGTCCACGATTGAATGGTACACGGGTTCAAATGAATGCACCGGACCATATTCGGAAAAGATGAGTGTGTTGTATCCTATATTCGCACCCATATCTATGATGTCTGTACCCGGTTTATAATGTTTTTCTACATCCATACGCATCCATGCATCCCACTCATACCCCCGAGAGATACATGGTCCAATATACTCGTCATTCTCTATGACAAATACATCGTATTTTCCATTGTTTACTTTCACCACATTGACACTCATTACACTTCTATGTAATAATTTCTTTAATAATAATAAGAATGGTTGTTCTATTTGTCGTTCTAATTATTTCCGTAGTATTCGTATTAGTGAATATAAACGGTGATATTAGTTCATTATCAAAAAATAGACACGATGTTACTCACATGGCCAGGGAAATCGAAGAAATCCAAGATGTTCCCATCGAACGGACCATGGTCTATAAGACTGATAACCGAAATGCTACATGGGCTCACAAATCTAAGAGATCTTCTGTTCGTGAAATTCTGAATACATCCGATAAAAATAGTCGAATGCAATACAAAACAGATATGGTGGATAATGAACACCCGTTGTGTGGGGTCATGAAGAAGTATTTCCCAGAACCACACCATACGTTGAGGGTGTGTTCTAAAAACTGGGAATTTAAGTCACATTTTGATTGTTCACATAATAGAGTCATATGTATCTACGGAACCAAGAGGTTTTTGGTGTTTGATATGTATGATCATCCCAATGAATTAGATATTCTAGAATACACTAAGAATATGCCGATTGATAAACTGAAACCATTCTTACAAGAGAATGGAATACCTGTTCAAGATAACTATTTACAACCGGGTGATGAGTTATACATTAAACCAAAGATGTATCATAGAGTTGAATCAAACGATTCCAGTATAATTATAGGTCACGCGCCACCATTGGAGCATATGAAGGTGTGTAGTGAAAAGTTTAGTAAAATATGGCCTACGCAGGGAAAACTTTGTACGAATAGTAGGTGTATAGAGTAGGTGATGACGTTCCGTAATTGCCCTCATGATGTATGGATTATTGAATGTAAAACATGTAATAGTGGCCCTATATGTATTCATGGAGATATAAAAGATATGTGCAAAAACTGCAATGAGATAAAAAGTGATTTAAAACAATCCCTACTTTATAATAAAGTATGTTCAGCATTGGAAAAAACTTTACCGCACCCACTATCAAAGTTGATACCAAAGAACGAAAGGCAGAATATCACCCAAGGACATATACACAGTTTATCCGAGGGCTCAAGAATCGTGAACTCCCTTCCGTAATTGTACGACCGAATAAGAACGTCGCCGTATTTCAGGAAGAGAATGGGGATTATGGTGATGTGTCAATTGCACCGAATGAACAGTTGTGGCAGACCCTAATGGAAAGTGAGACTGAAGTTCTCATAGATAATACACAACCTACTTCTCTCATTGAAAATGTTGTCTTGTTCTTTTTTATTGCTTACGTATTTACCCTCGGTCGTACCTTATTCGCCCCTAGAGGTGAAGGTGGTATGGGAATGTCGAACCCTTTCATGAAGTCTGCTGAATTTAACATAGAACAGGAAGTTACCACGCGTTTCAAGGATGTTGAGGGTATCGACTCAGCTAAGGATGAGCTCGAGGAGATTGTTGACTTTCTCAAAAACCCTGAAAAGTACTATGGAAGTGGTGCCCGAATCCCACGTGGTGCTCTTCTCGCCGGTGCCCCGGGTACTGGCAAGACCCTTTTAGCTCGTGCTATCGCGGGTGAATCGAGTGTACCCTTTCTCCAGTGCTCCGCGGCGAGTTTCATCGAGATGTTCGTTGGTGTTGGCGCTAAGCGCGTTCGCGAACTTTTCCAACAGGCACGAGAGAATCAACCGTGTATCATCTTCATTGATGAGATTGACGCTGTTGGTAAGAAGCGCGGTGGAACTACTACACCCGGTAATGATGAGCGTGAGCAGACGATTAACCAGCTTCTCACTGAGATGGATGGTTTTGACAATGAGACTGGTATCGTGGTGATTGCTGCGACAAATAGGATTGATATCCTAGATGATGCATTGCTCCGCCCCGGTCGCTTCGACCGTAAGATCCAGGTATCCCTTCCAAGTGTTAAGGGTCGCCTAAAGATTCTTGGGGTTCATGCGAGAGGTAAGAAGTTTGCACCCGATGTGCGACTCAAGAATATCGCAAAACAGACGACTGGATTCTCTGGTGCGGATCTCGCAAACTTTCTCAACGAGTGTGCTATTCGTGCTGTGAAGGATGGTGATGGTACAATCACAAACGACATTACTGAGAATGTCTATCAGCGCATCGTTGTAGGTGCTAAGGGTGATGTGAAGTATTCCATGCGTAAGAAGGAACTTGTGGCGTACCACGAGGCTGGACATGCCATCATCGGTGTTCTCGTACCAGATTATGATACGGTCCGTAAGGTTTCTATCATGCCCCGAGGTGCTGCGGGTGGTGTGACATTCTTCCAACCTTCTGAGGATAATGCGGACAGTCCATTCTACACGAAAGAGTACCTACTCGCTCAGATCCTTGTTGCCCTAGGTGGCCGTGCAGCCGAAGAGGTTATCTATGGAGCCAATCGTGTCACAACTGGTGCGAGTTCCGATTATGCTAGGGTCTACCATATTGCGCGTGAAATGGTGACGACCTATGGCTTTGGTAAGAATAAGTATGATTACCGTAACCTGTCCCCATCTGCCGCTCTTAAGGTGGATAACGAGATTGAAAACATCGTGTCGCAGTGTTACAGGTACGCGCTCCAGATGTTGAAGGATAACAAGGACGCGTTGGAGGAACTCAAGGATTTACTCATCGAGGAGGAGATCGTCGATGGGAAAGTTGTATATGATATGCTTGGACAGGGTCGATGTAATTCGTTTGACTGTTCAGTTAGTTTTGATTAGACCGTCTAGCTTGATGAGCTACTACCCCCTTCCATAAATTTTTAATGTTGACCCTACTCATATTTGGTTGTTGATTGATTGGTCTAGATGGGGGTAGATCAATGTTTTGTCTATTACTACCAGGTGGTGTAACTACAGGTAATAATACTATGTCTTTTACAAGATCACCAATTCTTTTATCCACTTGCCCTTGAGCGGCGAGTGTCAACCTCCCACCTGTAATGAGATTGGTGTTCCCGACTCCTAAAAATCGCTTATCGAAATGTTTTTCTATAAATCGCCTCACTCTCGTAATCGATTCTTTAATTTTATTTCGTTTATTACTATTTGTTACGTTTGTCGCTGGTCCCAAACTTGATCGTGGATTTATGATCATCAAATAAATACAATTTAGAAAAAAATGGGCGTCGTATATAGAGTTTGAGTTAGGTGTTATTCCCGCATGTGTATAACCACCTTCTCTAACTTTGGGGTTATTCGCACCTGGAACGGTTGCTAATCCAAAATCTATAATTACAGCTTTAACCCCTCCATTACTAAATTTATACTTTTTACCTGAATTCGTGGGATATTCTATAGTTAAATCTTTTATATCATCCTTTACTATCATTACATTATCTTGATGTAAATCGTGATGCCTGAACGATGGGAGTTTTTTATTTATTCTATACAGTGTGTATAAAATTTGTGTTATTATAGATGACATTTGATGTTCTGACGTGGGTCTAAAATCTTTCAATGCAACACCCTTTATAAGATCACTAAACAGATATTCCTTCATACCACACATCATGTAACCGTACACGCGTGGAATGTTTTCTGTGAAACCCGCATTCCGTAAAACTCTTATGGTATCGTGTTCAATTTTAGATTCTTGATCAGAATTAACCTGTTTCGTACTTTCCTTGACAACAAATGGTACCGTTTTTCCATTACTTGCATAGGCTTTATACGCTGTACCATATGCTCCACCTCCAAGTCTATTTCTACTGCACCCTCTTCCGGTCGTTCTACACCCATTCGAATTTTTATTGTATTGTAATTTTAGACGAACCTGATCTATCTTACAACCAGTTACGTTTGCTGCGATAGCTTTCAGTTTACGACGAATCGTATTAGTGTTAGATATGGGGGGTGCATTGGTCATCTCCACGTTCACCATAGTTACTATCACCTGACAAAAAAATTAGACCACCCTAGAAAACAAGTAGTTACGACATGTGTATTTATCGTATGAACCCATTTTTCTATTTTTAAAAATCGTTTTTCCCTCCATTTCCAAGGTGACGAGTACATTTTTACTTGGAAGTGGATACACAACATGATCGATATATTCATCAGTCATGGGTCCCAATGATATTTCTTGAATTTCTTGATT